TTTTTCATTCTGTTTGTAGTTTGCTCGTCGATGGTTTTCATCGCATCGATTCTGTCCGGCAAACCTTTTTGCAATTCCTTAAAACCGGAAGCTTCGTCTTTGTCCAATTTCTTAAGTTCTTCTTCAGAGAACAAGTCCTTAAACGCTGGGTCTTTTAGGGCATCCTTGAAAACTGCTTTATCTTTTTCTAGTTGCTTTTTACGCCCACCTCTATTGAACAGACCTTTCACCCCGCCAGCTATTCCGCCAACAAGACTGCCGATAGTTCCACCTATCGCTGCTCCTATTCCGGCCCCTATCGCCGTGCCAAGTGGTCCGCCTATTGTTCCTATCGCTCCACCGACTAGCGCTCCAGCGCCTCCACCAATTTTTGCTCCACCCTTAGCCCAGTTCCCGGCTTGCTCCATGGTTGAATTGGCGTACTTGCCCTTGAATCCTCCCTTTTGTAGCTTTCCTTGCAGCTTTTCATATTTGGCAGCAGTTTCTCCGGCTACGCCGCTGAAGGCCGCCCCCATGTTTGATATGTCTCCGCCGGCGGCAACTCTTCTTTCAACTGCTGCCGCTCTTTGCCCGGCGGCAACAAACTCTTTCATCATTATGTTGTCGAGGAATCCGTTCATTGCGGCCTTGGCTTCTTTTGCGCGGACCTTCATTCCGTTACTGAAGCCCATTACAGCGCCGGTAATTGCGCCAAGAGCAGCACCTACTGCCGTACCAATTCCTGGAGCAATCATTGTTCCTATTGCAGCACCCGCTCCAGCACCAGTTAAACCACCGGCTAAGCCGCTCTGCGATTTAAGCGCCGCGCCGCCAAGACCAACAGCAAGACCAGCAAGCGGGTTGAATTGTCCAACCATTCCGCCAAGAGCCATTGCTCCCTGCATCTCTTCTGGCATGAACTGAGAAGCCATTGACATTCCCATACCAACGCCCATTTTGGCAGTCATTGAGTTGTTTATGCCGCCAATGCCAAGCTTTTCGTTTCCGAGAATTGCAGAACCAAGGGCGCTTTCTCTTCTGGACCTGTTTGCAAGGCTGAGCATATTCATTCTCGAGCCAACGCCAGTGCCCTTGCCTGAAAAGCCTTTTGTAGACACCTGGCCTGCTTCGTTAATAGTGCCTATCTGCTGGCCATTTTTAGTGCTAAGAATTCGGCCAGTTGGGACTTTTACATCGTTGCCATCAGCATCCTTGACAGTTTTCATTTCCTGAAATGCGTATCTGCGCCCGGTTGTTTTGGAACGGAAAAGGTCATTTTCCCTTCCATCTATGCCGAATGCTGGGTTATATTGGGCACGCCACATGCGAGTCATGAAGTTAACACGAGAGGTTGCTCCGGTTGTCCCCGAACCGCCTGCGCCCGGAGGTGCTGTTCCTGGACCGCCCATACCACCAGATGGCGAACCTCCGCCACCAGGGGCAGTGCCAGCGGTGTATCCAGTTCCTGGGCCTCCTGCACCAGACGAGAATCGTGCCCCAGAACCAGGAGTTACGCCAGCAGCGAGTAACTTGCGTTCGGCTATCGCTCTTTCTGGGTCGCCTGGCGGTCTCATGGATACTTGATACTGAAGCTTTGCTATTTTGTCTGGGCTCATCGAAGCGACAATGCGAGGCTGGGATGTTGCGACCAGGGCTGTACTTGTTGAAGCGCCCGGCGGGGTATTGACTCCAGCCGTGTTTGGTACTTGCTCAAACACCTGTCCAGTACGACCAGTGATTCCAGAGCCAGGAATTAGTCTTCTGAATGTCCCAGGGTTATTTACCCATTTTCCTTTTTTGTTGTAGTAGCCGTTCCCTCTTCCGACAAGCTTTGCATCAGGATTTGGGTAGTTAGCTGGAGGATTCCTGAAGTCAAACGGCCATCTTCTGCCACCAGTTAGCGGTTGTCCTTGATTTGTGTAGAGAATTGGGCCAGTCTGAACAGCTGGTAGGTTTCGTCCACCCGTTGAGCCTGGGCCAATAGCTCCCATGATTCTTTGACCAGGACCAATAGCCCCCATTGGTCTTGGGCCCGGCCCTAGTGCGGGATAAACCGGTCCAGGGCCTATTGCTCTAGGTGGTTGCGGGCCAGGTCCTATTGGACGTGGACCCTGTGGCGGCCCACCTCCTGGCTGTGTTGGTATCGGTCTTCCACCAATATTTACAACGGGTGTAGTTATGTTCACAGTGTTTGGGGCTATGGCATTGTCTTTACCTAGATAGCCACCCTTATGTCCTTTCATTTGGCGGAAAATAATTGCCAACGCCATAAGGCCAGCTCCGCCCTGCCCGCCAAACATCCCTGTGAACATGCCAAAAACGCTATTTAGCATCTTTACGACACCAGTTAGTCCGTTTACTAGGTCGTTAATGAATGGAAGAGCATCAAAAAATGCTTTTCTGAAAGTTCTGCTCATATCCATTATCGCGTTAAGCAGCCCACCAAACGATTCACCAAGCTCGCGGAGGTCGTCTTTATGCAGTATGACCTGCTCATTAAACTGGCCCATGGTGTCTTTGATGCCTATTTTTAGCTGTTCCCAGATTCCTTTGAACATGCCTTCAATCGCTTTGGCACCTTCTATGTAGGGTCTAAGATTCTCTTTGGTGATTTTGAACCATCTGGTTACCCTGTCCCACCAGCCGGCCATGTCTTTAAAGAAACCTTTTGTTTCTGGTAACCACTTACGTATCAGTTTTACAAAGAAGTTTGATGTTTTTTCTATTCCACTAACGAGCGAGTCCATCATTGTCCCGCGCCCAAATTCAGCAAGCGAGCCAGAGACTCTTAACAGGTCTCTTCTGATGATTCGATATATTTTCTCAATTGCCACTTTTGCTGGCCCAAGAAACTCTTGGCCAAAGTCACCAAAATCTGCTTTAAGAAGATTGAAGTATTTTTTTATTGACGCTATGAGCGTTAGGTTTACTGCTTCGAACTGACCAGCAACACCACCAAGCTTTGCAAGCTCTCCGGACATTATTAGAGACTTGAGTTCTTTTTTGGAAGTGACTTTAGCTTTCTTTAGAGCATTCTCCATTTCTGGTCCAAGCTCTTTTGCTGCTGCTTTGACATCAGACATGCTCTTCTTGGAGTCATTCAGCGCTGCGATAACAGCACCGACCTGTTCAGCGGCTTGTGCGGGGTCTTTTCCTGCTGCGCCAAAATCCATAAGATTTTTCATCAGCCCACTAGTTTTTGCTATCTGAGCAGAGTTCATTGACTTAGACATTGCTGCATAGGCTTTGTTTATCGCCTCGACACCCAGACCAGCTAAATCTGCATCCCTTTGCAGGGCGCGCATTGCTGCTCTTGTTTGGTTTATCCCAGCACCAAATGCCGGAGCACCTTTGCCCTTGAATGCGTACATTGCTGCCTGCGATTCGCGTTGTGCGGCGGCAAATGTCCCGAGCGCTACGGCGGCACTAGCCGCAGCCCCAGCTATAGCCGTCATACCCCATGCATAAGCTTTGTGCAAGTATTTGCCGGCAACGAACAGACCGTGTATACCGACCAACGCTGCAGATAGAAGTGCCATTTGGATGAGGGTTCCCTTAATAGCAAGACCCAGAACCTTGGATAGGCCCATGCCCATCATCTTGATTCCCTTGTCCATTGAGTCAAAGACTTTTCTGGTACGAGTTGCCGCAATCATGAATTGCGTCATTTGGGTTCCGGCAGTCGATGCGCCAGAAGAGAATCTTGACATTCTCCGTTCTAGACCGGTAACCGCTTTATCGAGGGCTTTTATTTCGGCAGCGCCTTGGAGGGCTCCCTTAACCTCAATATTAATTGTTGCTTCGGCCCTAGCCATAGGCGCTCCAACACTCTCAGACGATTTTGTTTTAAAAAAATCGCGTGAGTGTAGGGCGGCTAGACGTTAGCCGGAGGCTCTCGCCCTGCGTTCCTGCTCTTCGCGGTCGTTACTTATAACTTTAGCACAGGCAAGCCGAATCAGCCATTCTTCCTCATCGGAGTCAAGAATCCTAATTGGGTCTGTACCGAACAATTCACCTAGTCTGGCCGCAGATATGACCAGAGGGTCTTCAACTAGTTCGTCGAAGACCCCTTCGTAGGGTCCTCAACGTCAACCGAGTCTGAATATCCAGCGGCGTCAAGGATTGAGAGAGCTGCTGCTTCAATATGCGGGTCAACGCCGAAAAACTCACGGACGCAGTCAGGTAGGGGTCTAGTTGTCTGTGTCATTTCAAGAATTGCAGGAGAAGCAAATGTGAGCTCATTGCTATTGTCGTCAAACACTTCTTCATCGTCAAACAGTATGCCAATCGTTGTATGACCGATGACCGAACATGCAAAACGGGTTGCATCCATACCGTTTCTGGTGTCTTCACCAGCCTGCTTACGCCAGTTTTTCATCTGGTTCTGCGTGATATTCGGGCTAATCTTTATCTTTACGCCCGGACGTTCTGGAACTGGAATATAAACAACAGGTCTCTCGACCTTCTTCTTGATGACGGAAGAGAGCTTCTGTAGGGGAGTCTCGTTCGCTGGAAGGGCTGGAGTCTTAGCCTTTGCCTTGTTTGAGGCGGCCTCGTCTGTTGTGTAAAGTTCGTTGTTATCGCTCATGGATGAGAACTTAGCACACTGTTCTGCGTGCTGTGTGAACTAGCCGAAATTATCAGCCAGCAGCACCAGCTCCGGACTCAACGTCCGAGATTGCAAATGTCAACGAGAAGGTTGCTGGAGCACCTGACGAAGAGTCGCCGTCAGGCTCTGTAATTCCGACCAGAAGAGCCTTGGAGTAAACGCGGTCTGTGCCTGGAACTTTGAGGTCGCAGTCGAATGTCTCAACTGTGATGTCGTATTCCGCACGGCCGACCAGGGGTCGCAGGGAAGCAATCTTCTCGCCGATACCCGTGGCCGAGTCAGACGCAACGCGGTCATCGTCATAATGAGCAGTCAGGGTGATATCCCCGACTTCTGATGGGGCGCAGAGAACCGTGGGGCGCAGCTTCCCGCCCTCGTAAATCTTCTCAACCGATGCCGTAATTTCGCCACCGGAAACCTGAGCAAAGTAAAAGCTTGTCCACTTGGGGTGCTTATCCGGTGCTACCGGAACAATGCTCGCTAGTACTTGACGCTGAGATACTTTTGCCATATTTCTGTCCCTCTCTAGACGACGCTAGCTGTTAGGTTCGACTTGATGATGTCGACTTCAATTTTGTCGCCGACGCTGCTTGTTCTTACCCCAACCTTTGCCTTAACGGTGCCGCCAGCAAGCTGGCTAACAGGGTTGAGGGCTGCGTCGCATCGAACGGTGTAGCCGTTGTCGACTTTCTTACCGTTTGCATCGAATGCCTGGAACAGCGCTCCCTGCTCGCG